GGGCCGTAGATCGGGGGCAGGATGTTGATCACGTCCACACCACCACCAACAGCGACAAGCGCCTGAGTGATTGTGAAGACCTTGTTCACCGCATGACCCGGAATACGGCGGGTCATCGGGTTGACGAGGTTCACGCCAGCAAAGGAGATTTTGTCTCCAACGTTGAACGTATCGCCAGCCGTTGCGTTGACCGTGATCTGCGTTCCGGACTGGTTTGCACCATTCACGGTATTGGCTCCAGCCCACGTTCCAGCGGTCTGAGCCCACAAGGACTGAGACTCATAGAACATGAACGTCGACAGTTCGCCGATCACGCCTTCCTTCCACTGCTTAGTGATTTCATCCGCAGGGTGGAAGATCGAGGTGATGTTGGAGCCCAGTGTGCTCATCATGCTCGAGGAAATGAGCATGGCACGCTTGCCGAGGACGCCCGCCGCATTCTCCTCGAGGCGCTGGCGAGCGGTGTAATACGTCGATACGCTGGTGGGGTCGGTACCGAGCGCGCCAACAGTCATGCTGGCGTTCTGGTAAGCCCACTTCGCGCAACGCGAATCGCACTCCTGCGCCAAAGCAGCGGCGGCAGGCTCAAAATACTGCTCCTGCAGCTCAGCTTCAGAGCGCTCAAGCTTGACGGCATCTTCGTAGTCGTCCCACTCGAAAGCGACCTGCATCCACTGGTTAAGGTTGACCTGAGTCTGCAAGCGGTTGATGCCCTGCGGTTCGTATCCCATGCCATTGGTGACCTGGAACCGCTGAGGGAATTTGACCGTGATCTGGCTGCCGGGGGCGAACTCCTTGTCGAAGTCCTTTTGCCAGGAACGGTTGAAGTATTCCGCGACAATCAGCTTATTCAGCAGAAGCCGCAGTACCTTCATCGATACCCATGTAGTGTTGAGAAAATTGTTTGCCACTTAGTTTCCTTTTCTGCGGGCTAAATCTTTGCGATTTTCGGCTTCCATCCATGCCCTCATCGCTTTGGGGTCGCCCGCTTCAGCAGCTTTGAGAGCGCGATCCGATTCGCTCAAGGTTCCCGTACCCCTGGAACCCAGCTCGATCGGCGGATCTGGTGCGCTCTCTGGCCCTCGTTTTACAGGAGTCTCTTTGGCAGCGAATTGGCCCTTATCATTCCTCTCGGAACTGGCCTCACTGCCTTTCCCAGCAAGTTCGTCAGCGATTCCAGCCTCAAGCTTCGCGATGTATCGGATAGCCTTACCTGGTGAGGTCTTCGCCGTTTCGAGGAAGCTCTTGAATGCTTCAGAGTCTCCACCGAGGGTAAAGAGCAAATCAGGAAGGTGTTCCGATTCAGTCAACATCTGCTTGACGACGGGAGAGATAGCCTTATCGGCCTGAATAGTCTGCGCCGTGGGCGCCACCGTCTGGTCGAAGGAATCTCCGTACCGCTTACGACTTTCTTCCACCTGAGTCATGAAGCTCTTCTTCTGGGTCTCGCGCTGAGTCTCGATCGACCTGAACTGATCACGCACATCACCGAGGTAATCGGCCATTGCCGCAGTCGCGTCCTCATAGCTGGCCTCGGGATTGTCTTTCCCATACTTCTCGACCCACTGTGAAGGCTTGAACTCTTTGCGCCAATCGCTGTACGTTTGAGGTTGCGTCTTCTCGGGCGACGATTCCGATTTGCCTTCCGTCTTAGGCTGACGCGCCTCGTTCAGTTCTTTCTCGAGCTTGTCAATGCGAGCGGTGTATTCCTTGAAGCGAGCTTCCACATCAGGTCTGCGCTTGCTGGTTTTCTCCTGCGCTGTCGTGGCTGCCGAGTCAGCCGCATCATCGGGGGGTGCCGCAGCCTCAGAAGGCTTGGGCTTTTCCGGCAGTTCTCCAGAGACACGCCATTCGGCGTACTCCGAGGTTCCACTGCGCGGTATCTCAATTGGTGCTTCTGCTACTGCGGCCGGTGACGGGGCGGCTTGCGTCTCTTCTGCCATTTGTTACCTCTTTGCTCTTACGCCGAGCAGGCGAAAAGGGTGGCACACGAACGTTAGGTGCCTTCTGTACAGTCCACTGCCGGACTCATAGGAGCATGCGGGGCAATCCGCATCCTGGCAGTAGTTCCAGGGTGTGCTGGTTAGTGCCATTACCAGTCGTTCCCTAACGTCCTACTCGTTTGGCTCTGGCTGGGCGGCCTGTTGCTGCGCCGCGTCCTGAGCGCTTTGGGCTGACTGCTGCTGGCCCTGTTGATCGGCTAACGCAGACTGGTTTTGAGCGGCCTGATCCTGCATGTTCTGTTCGTGACCTTGCTGCATGGCCTGTAGCCCCACGTCATGAGCCTGGTCGTGAAACTGTGACTCAAGATCATGCACCATCTCTTCGCGCTCCGACTGCATCTGCGCCTTGGTGCCAATCTCAGCGACGGCAAGCTTAACCTCGCGATCCTTGTCGGCCTCGGAAGCCTCAAACACGTGCCCGCGAGCTTGCTCCTGCGCCTTCGCTTGCATCTCCAACACCTTGCCGGCCTTCTCAAGCTGCAGCTTCTGCAACAAAGCCGCTTGCTCCTGGCTCTGCTGATGGAGTTGAGCCATCTGCGCTTGCATCTGGGCCATTTGCTGGCTGTTCTGGTCCTGCGGGCTGATGATGTCAGCCATTTGATCGCCCAGCGGGCCGAGCTGCTTGAGCTTGATGACCAGGGCTAGGATCTTCGCAGCCTGCGGAGGCGCAATTGGCAGGTTCTTGAGGTTCGTCATCAGCGTATCCGCGAACTCGGAGCCTTCTTCGCGTTGCGACTCGTGCGACGGGCCGGCTGAAACGGTTACCTGGTAGCTACCTTTGTCATCTGCGATGGGGAAATGGTACTCGTGATCCCCGTCAATCACCGCGGCATCCGTGTTGATCTGAACCAGCTTGTGATTTCCGTCTGGTAGCCGTACGGGCCGCTCACCTTCGCCCAAATCCGTCTCAGAGAGCCAGTGGTTGATGATTCGGCCGGTTAGACAAATCGCACCGTCGTATGCGTCGACCAAGTGATAGCTGCCGATGGCCTGTTCGGACTGAATCTTGGCTAAAGCTGTGCCCGACTTCTGATTCGCGCGCTGCGCCGACGTCGGTAGCGGGCTTGTGCCCATCGCGGCTTGAATAGCGCGCCGACAGATGTCGGTGCCCACGCTGTACGCATCGAAGTCCGGCGTCAGCGGTGTTCTTGCTGGCGGGGGGAGGGGATTGCCTTCAGCATCCACCACGTTGTCATACTGCGCGTACGGGTGAAACGTTTGGTTGATCGTCTCCCAAGTCTCTTGATCCGTCTCAAACTGCCCCACTGCCCCAATGAACGTCGTTTTCGGCAGCTGGCCGATATTCTCAAGCATGGAGCTCATCACATACGCCAGAGCCTTCTGCGCATCTCTCGCCAGAGACACGAGGGAAAGCACCATACGCTCCGCGCCGCCGCCCTCTTCTACCCACAACTGCTTGCCAAAGACGGGGACAATCGGGATGTAGGGTCCAGGCTGCTTTGCGCCCTCGCGGAGAATCTCAACCCCGTTGGTCACCCACTGCTTGACCCCGGTGCGCTTGATGATTTCGCGCTCTTTCTTGCCCACCTTCTTCTTTTCGGTCTGAACTTCCCAGTACGACACAATCACAATGGACTTTCCGTCGTACCAGTAGTCCGCATCCCCGCCAAAGTCCTCCGCGCTGAAACTGACCTTCGAAGCGTCCGGGTATTCGCGCTCAAACTCCTCAATCGTCAGCCGGTCAAGCTCAAAGCACCACTTCGCGTCTGAGCCGTCCATCTCCTTGAAATCAGGGTCGAGAACTACCGCATCCGAATTCATGATCGGGAGAATGATGATTTCCTGATCGTCGCTCTCATCGGACACATACTTACGGCTGACCTTCCAGTAGCCGACATTGCGCTCGACCGCACCCTGGAGGCCATTGATATACACCCGAGACGCGTTGCAAGCATACTCAATCGCCCGAATGCGGTTCTCGCGATACTCCGCAAGCTCTTCTGTCGCCTCGTCGCCGGCCGGATCAATCGTGATGCC